GATAACCACTGGATAGTGGTTTTTGCCGTACGTCTTTGCAATTTTACAACGTCACTTCGTTTAAAGGGGACGGAGGTTATATTATCTTGCAGGCCTTTATTAGGAAGATGTCAGAGTTTGGGAATGAGGTAGTAAAAAAAATAGGAAAAAAACCCTCCGAGTTTTTTAAGATGTCTGTTCATTCGCAGCAGGGGTGCAATCATGAATCCTGTCAGTGTTATATGTTGTATGAGGGACGTGTGCCCGTTATGCAAGGTAGTTCATGGAAAGTACCTTGCGGTCCCCCTGATAAAATGGAGTTAGCATACCGTAAGATGATGCGTGATATAAAAGATAAATTCATGGTTGATGGAGAGACTATTACAATGGCCCCAATTGCTTTAACTGAGAAGAATTATTTTGAGTCATCAATTAAGAAAGATTGTAATCTGACTTTAACGTCCCCTCCTATGAGCGTTTTATCTTATCCTACAGAAGCGATGGAAATCCACATGGATCCTGCAGTTGTTCGTGCTGTCATAATGGCTGATTGCTTGCATCGGTCAGAGATTCCACCAGAAGTGATAATGGCTGGTTTAACTACTTCTATTAGACCATCTTTGGTATCTTTGTGCTTAGACCATATAGATTCAATTTATAAAACAGTAATAGTGCACAAGAATGCAAAGCCTGGAGTATTGGTTGCAACGGCAGGATTATATACTAATCACAAGGCAGCCAATGCTATACTCTTGCAGCAACAGCCATTTGTCCATAAACTTAAGCCGGAAGGAGAAAAGACGTTGACGGAGTGTTTGAATACAGGATTAGATTTGCTCTATAATGCGATGGGTACAAAGCACTTATTTGGTACAAAGCGGCCAGGTCTCTCCTTTGATTCGTTACAGAACATGTATTTAGGAGCTTCTAAAGGTTTAGATGTCTCTTCTCATCGTGAAGAGGATGGAGTCTTCGTAACAGGAACCGATAAGAAGATTACGTCTATTGAATCAGATATGGAGGCTATTATTAATTTTTTAGAGGACCCTGAGTACGAGCCAGCAGTTTATTGGAATATTGTACCTAAAGATGAAAAGTTTTTTTACAAGACTGAGACGATGACAGATGAGCAGTATAGAGCAAAGTGTGAGAAATTACGTCTATTTGTCATCGGGAACAGCGTTATGGTTTGTATGGAGAGAATGGTTTCAAGCTTGCGCCAGAAACTTGAGCGAGGAGATGTTATAATAATCGGACATTCATGGAGTAGAGGCGGTGCTGACGAGGTTGCTAGGATGCTTAGGTTTGACCCGAAGAATCCCTTTAAACCTAATATATGTGAGGGAGATGTTTCTCATATTGATGTGAGTATAGCAGCCAGATTCGTTGATATTTGTATGTCGATGGCTTTAGTCTATGAAGATCCTAAGGATCCGGACTATGAGTACCGAGTGAAAATATTGAAATTTGTTATTAAGAATTTGCTTTGTCGTCTTACCCATATGTTTGGCTCAGTTTGGGCTTTTCAGCGAGGCGGAGTACCTAGTGGTGTGTTTAACACTAGTCACATAGATTCCTGGGTGATGGCCCTTTGGTGGTATTTGTTTATGGCTTACCAGATAATGAACACCCCGGAACGCATAAGTGAGAAACTGTATGAAGCTGCAGCGGAAAAGATTAGAGGTATTTTTTATGGGGATGATCACTTATACACCAAAGGTCACGATCCTGAGTTGTACCCTTACATGAGTGCTCATTTATTTGCAACGTTTATGAAAGAGAAGTTTGATGTGACTTTGCGTGATATTAAAGATGGTATTCCATTGGTGTCTGTTGAGAAGAATGGTAAGATAATAGAGCAGGGAGCAACTATGTTGAAACATCAATTTGTTCTCAATCCGTTGTTTGAAGGGGATTTCTTGGCAGACGGTAAGCAGCCAATGCTTTTGCCATATAGAGAGACCTTTGACTATCTTATTAGGTGTGTCCATGGTAAAACTAATAAACCTAGAGATGTGTTGGATGTGGCTTTGGCAGCAATAGGTCATGCGTATGGTACTTACGCTTCAAATCGTGATGCGTATGATAAGTTGAAGTGTTTGTATAATGCATGTCTGTTCCAATTAGGAGTTAAGGATGGATGTTTGCCCCGAGAAGCTTTGGATAGATTGAGAACATCTGATTTGCGAGACATTAGAAGAAAAGGCATAAGCTCTAGAGATATTATGTTGGGCTTTCCTTCTTGGAACGTTCTTGTAAAAAAGAATGAGTATAGTAGAGAGTACCATATCATACAACGTGACATAACCATAAGGCGTGAAGCGGATTTCGAAGTGAATGAGTAAGGAGGAAAG